GTCCTATGGTTGTTTCCATCCGCGGACTCACGGTTCTCTTTACTTGGCGGAGAGGGAGGGATTCGAACCCCCGTTAGAGTCTCCCCTAAAACGGTTTTCAAGACCGCCGCGTTCGACCGCTCTGCCACCTCTCCATTTAATAGGTACAAACCTAATAATTATTTTATTAAAATCCAAGCTTCTTTACAATATTTTTCATGTTTTCTTGCTTCGATTTCCATTGGATGCTTTTCATATCCATGTGTTTTTAACATTTTATAATACCTACTTACAATTGGTTGTAATGTGTGGGCATATTCATGTAATGTTGTTTCAATTACATCTTTAACATTCTTACAATTGTTTTTAAAGATATAAATAGTATTAGTATCAGGATTATACTCACCAAAATTTTGAATTTCGGCGTTTTTACTTTGATTCTTAACTACAACAGTACAACATCCTTTTCTTTTGTTAATTCCAAATTTAAATACACTATATCTTATTGTTTTATCAACAATTCTTCTAATTTCTCTGTGATTTAAATTATTTAAATTTGTATTTAGTCTGATCATATGTTTATTGTTTGGAATACAAATATACATAAAAATACCATATTAACAAAAAAATATTTTTAGGTCGTGACGAACCCATCTGTCACTTCTTACTAGATACTTGTGGCTTGATTATCATGATTAACGCCGCTACCACTAGGGATCCCAACCTATTTGGGTGACTAACGGGAGTCGAACCCGTGACCTCTTGAACCACAATCAAGCACTCTAAACCAACTGAGCTATAGCCAACATGTAAAAGGTAGTGGTTGACTTTATCAAGAATCCCGCCTAGCGACCATAAGTTTGGGCCCAGCTTCACACACCATTAGAGAGTTGGGTATTACTACCTATCCTTAGTGTGTACCCTTGCGTCACGTCTCTCCACGCTTATCAACCTACGCATTTTACTACCAATTGCCGATTAAAAAGGATTCGAACCTTAATCTTACTCCCCTGGTTACCGTACCTAATCTGAAGACTCGAACTTCAGCGGGGGGTGTTGTGCGCCATTACACCATAATCAATCGAGTGTTTCGAATCACTCAGTCTCAGATTAATTACTCCTGAGATTTGTAATCAGGACAGGATTCGAACCTGTATTAGTTGTACACCTAACTGAATCAATTTCCTCCGAGTACATCCGAACCCTACTTTATCATCATGCATCTACCATTCTGCCACCTGACTATTTCTTAAATGCTAATTTTATCTTTTCCCATATACTCATACTCTTATAATCATAGTAAAAGTTTATTGCTCTTGGAATACCACTCGACCAATGATGACATTCTGTTGATAATTTTTCGTAATGTTCTAAATCTGATTCACGTAAATCTTCATTAGTTGCTTGATAACATTTATTTTCCATAATTTTATTTTTATTTAAAGTTTATCGTTCTAAATCCCGCCCTTCTGGTAGCTGCAAAACGGTAGAAGTAATATCATTTATATCTTTTAAATCTATTATCACTTAAATCATCCACACCTTCACCAATTTTAATCCTATCTAATTTAGTTCTCTGTTCAAGTTCTAATATTTTATTTTTCAATTCGTCTATAACCTTATTATATCCTTTTGTTCCTATTTCACCTTTAGATAAGTGTTTAGTTTTAGCTAAAATTGTTTCCAACTCTGTTCTTAACTTATCTATTTCTTTTTGTCTATTAATGATACTACTTGAACTTTTCATCTTCGTAAGTTATTTTTTTGTTTTTAAATTAAATTATTATTTAGATACTTTATAAACTTCCCTACTGGGATTTGAACTCAACACTTTTGTAGTCAGGACAGGATTCGAACCTGTAACTCCTATTGCGTCTACTCATATCACTTTAGGATAGACTAATATGACCCTGCGGAGTAGAATCGTCTATCTTTCGATACCTATATTAGCGAGTCTAACCAATTCCGCCACCTGACTAAATTTGCTCGTCTATTCCGAGCTGTCAACGATCCTTGAAGCTTACCTACGCACTGTGAGGTAGACCGTGTGTTCGTTCGCATTGCCTAATCATTGAGCGCTTTTACATTTCGGCTGCCGTGCGTGTCAGTAGTCAGGACAGGATTCGAACCTGTAAATTTCCAATCGCAACGATACCATATCCTATCTTGGAGTCGAACCAACTTTAAACCACCTGACTATTTGTTTTATCTTTGATTTGTTTTTTCTAAATAATCTTTATACGATTTATATTTTTCCCTATGTTCGACAATTAACTTAATGTAGTCCTCCAACGGTTTTATCACACCTCTTTCTGTGATATACATTATTTCACCACCCATTCCTGGTTTTGCGTATAACTTATCTGGATTTTCATTACAGATTGGATAACGTAAATCATATGAGTAACCATGGTTATTAACATTCGAGATGGGCATATCACATAACGCGGCAAATTTTTTCTTACTTGTGGTTACACATATCACTTCCAACTCCATACCTCTACGGTACATTGTTATAGAATAGGTCTTATATTTTTTACTTAATTTTTCCATCTTTTTTTATTATTGGAATACAAAGATATGTATAATATTTTAATCCACCAAATCTTTTTTAAAAATATTTCCTACTTACCCATTCATCAGTACCAAGTTTTGGAGCCTCACCATTATTAAGTGTTAAATACATAAAACCATTATAATTGTTGGTTTCATGTAATACATACTCAATCATTGTTATTACACCCAATTTCTCCTCCATTATAATGTTTGGATTAGATAATAACTTATTAACCTTTTCTTTCACTAAATCCACATTTATAGTCTTTCTTTTCATATTGTCTTTTGATTAGGATACAAAAATACAAAAAATATATTAAATAACAAAAAAAATTTTGCAGTCAGGACAGGATTCGAACCTGTATAGTGCCTTTCACTTGGTTATCTTATGTCGAAATAAGAACTGTTTTTGCAGTGCGATAGCCATTCCGCTCACCTGACTATTTAAAAAATTAACTTACTAATTATAACCTATTTACGCTTGAGTTATAATCCCAATTTCCATCGTGGTTATTCGTAACTATCCCACACCTTATTACCTACTTTCTTATTCGGTTCCTCAGTTAATTTTGTAGTCAGGACAGGATTCGAACCTGTAACGGAAACTATCGCAACCCCCTTTACCAGTTAAGTTACCTGACTTCCATTCTAATGAGAGCATCTCACCTCAAAGGCTGTTCATAAACTAGCTTAATTAGTGTAGTCAGGACAGGATACAACCCTGTATAACACATAATAGTTGGTGTGTGTTATTTAATCCATTAGACAAGGTAATTAATCCACTAACCAACATTGATAATCCCTCTCTTCTAACTTCTGCGTCTATATTCCGCCACCTGACTAAATAACTATTCAATATAATACATTGAGTTTTCATTTGAGTAACAACCACCATTCCGGCTATCAAACCATTCACCATTATCAATCTGAAGAATTTTAAATTTATCACCTGTATCAGGATCAAATTTATAATCAACTCCAATTATAGATGTTTTACGGAAGTTTTGTTGTGCCATTGATGTATAACCATCAACATGTACGTAATCACCAACATCTTTATTTTCAAGTATTTCTTTCATATTTTTTTATTTTTTTCAAACCATTCATCTAATGTAAAAATATATTGATCAATATTTTCTAATAACTCTATCTTATGTTCATAAGCCGGATCCAACATCCATTCATATACACATTCAATTAGAGAATTAAGTAACATTGGATATTCAATCACATCAAATATAAATTTCTCTTTTGATTCATATTCAAAAGGAATATTATGTTCCCAACATTCTGGTTCAGAACAATGAGTATAATCAAGCACTAATCTTTCCATAATTTTTATTTATTTTGTAGTCAGGACAGGAATCGAACCTGTATAATGTAGTATATTACCTTACTGAGAATCTACATTTTATCTCTAATGGTTTAGCGTCTAACCAATTCCGCCACCTGACTATGTCCCAAACTTCACTTAATGCGTCCATTAAGGATAGGTTTGGTAATCCACCATAACTTATGCCTTGGGCTATTCGTTTACGTGGAGAAATCACCACTGAAAATAGTGCTGATCTTACGGGAAGCATCGTGGTAGTTTTGTCGTCTTTCCGATCCGTCACCACGTTTCTAGTCTTAGTGTGGTTAACTTGGTAGTCAGGACAGGATTCGAACCTGTACGAGTGTTACTCTGTGTATCTGTTACCAGACGGTCAAGGGTTACGAACCCACACTTAGCGTCTAACCAATTCCGCCACCCGACTATTTTTATTTGATTTTTGAGAATATATTTTCTAAATATCCAACTTCATTCTATCCAATCTTTTCTATTTTAATCACACCTTTCATAAAATAACCCATATTTTCAACCCACCTATCCAAAGTGTCAAAACTATTTAGTTCGTCCCAAGTAAGGAAATTAGTGTCTACATTAGGAAAATTAATAAATGGGTTATCTTCGTAATCAACGGTTCTAAGATTATATTGATAGTAAACACCAACAGGTCGACCCACTTTAATGGAATTTTTATCCATAAAATTACATTCAACGATTTGTTCAATCTTAGCCGGAAAAAATATCCCCGGAAATTCTTTAGTTGATACGATTATGACATCGTCAAAATTTAATTTTGTATGATAATTTGGTAACATATTTGTTTATTTAAATTATTAATTTTGTAGTCAGGACAGGATTCGAACCTGTATACTTTCATCCTATTGATATTATCTCCTATTTGACCGTCATCCATTTGCGCCACCTGACCATAAGAAATATGAAGGCATATCGGTCGTTCCCAAGTTTTTGATGGTTAACCCCTGCCATACTCTTTGGACCGCTAAATCCATACCATTTGAGATGTTAACCCTTGATTGATTGGACTATTACGTAATTTATCCTTTCAATTTCATATTTTTGTAGTCAGGACAGGATTCGAACCTGTAAGTAGTTTTCAAATTAGGCATTCATCTCTTTTACACAAAGCTTGGAGACGGCTTACTTTGGTGACCAATTCCGCCACCTGACTATTTTATTACCTTTGTCCTTTTATATCTTTAATGGTGTTATCTACCATCCAATTTGCAATTTTTTCTCTTCCTTTTTGGTTTGGGACTAATTCAGGACTATCGATCCCAAATTGAATTGCTGTTTCAACTAATTTTTTTAGTTCTTCTGTTGTAATATTAATCGTTTCCATAACATTTAATTTTAGTAGTCAGGACAGGATTCGAACCTGTATACTTTCATCCTATTGATATTATCTCCTATTTGACCGTCATCCATTTGCGCCACCTGACTATTTTATAACAATACAAAGATATGTATAATATTTTAATCCGCCAAATTTTTTTTATGGTTAATAATTAACTTAGTTGTGGTTCCTCGCCACTATTAGTTAGCTTAATTCTTGCACTAAGTTAATTATTAACATTCCGCAACCTGACTAAATTCTAATTCTATGACATTCCCACTTTCTTCAGGTGCTATGAATTAGTAACAATCTGCCTTTGTAGCCAGGACAGGATTCGAACCTGTAAATTGAGGGCGCGACCCTCTTGACATTATCCCGAGGACTGCGTCTACCAATTTCGCCACCTGACTATATTTTATTCTTCAAACTCTTTTTTAAGTTTTAAATAACTTTCGTAACGTCTTTCTTTTTCCCATTTATTATGTAGTTCATTATTAGATAGACGTTTTTGATATTGTTCATCAGTTTCTTCAACCATTCTAGTGATTTCTCCGACATAGAGCCCGCGTCCGTCATCATCGTCCTCTTCCCATGATGACCTGATTACATCATCATCTTCTAATTGTAAATGCTTAATATCCGACCATTTGATAAGGCGATTTTCACCAAGCCAAAACAATTGCGTTTCTCTTTTGATTTTATTTAATGATTTTTTATCTTCCATGACTATTTTTTTAACAATACAAAGATATGTTTAATATTTTAATTCACCAAATCTTTTTTGTAATCAGGACAGGATTCGAACCTATAACCGTGCGTAATCTTCTATTTCAACTCATTGTACTTTTGAGTCCGTCACAGCTTTGTTTGTGGTTAGCTTTACCACATAGCGTCTACCAATTCCGCCACCTGACCATTTTACCCCACTTCACCAGGTTAACGGACTGGCTGCCATGTGGGAGTGGGGGTTTCCCGTTATTTCGGGACTCCGTGGTGAGAGGTGGGATCGAACCACCGGCACGTAGATTTTCAGTCTACTGCTCTACCTACTGAGCTATCACACCAAATTTGAGGTTGAGAAGTCCTCTGTGTTGTGCAAACAGTATTACATTTAAAATACGTCCGACTATTTCATTCCTATCTCACAGGAACAACACAATATTGTTGATAATGTTGGGATACCCGTCTCGTCCCAATCTTAATTGCTTCCTGAGTTTTAATGAGGCCTCAGCAAAGGGTGATGAATTCTGATTCCATTCTGGATTGTCGACATCCGTTGAATGGAGAAAACCATTATCAATTTCTTTTTGTCTGGGGGAGTAGGTACCAACCAACATAAAAACCTACTCCCCGACTTTACGGTAGCCCCTACGGGAGTCGAACCCGTCTTTTTAGGATGAAAACCTAATATCCTAACCGATAGATGAAAGGGCCAATTGTGTAGTCCCTGTAGGACTCGAACCTACGACCCTCTGGATGTAAACCAGATGCTCTAACCAACTGAGCTAAAGGACTATTTTTTTCCAAGATGTCAAAGAACTTTCTTCTTGTTTGTGAATACAAAGGTAATACGAAAGTTTGATAAAAACAAAAAACCCCAAACTTTTTTTTCAAAGTTCGGGGTTTTAATATCTTGTTATTTCTAACTTGTTATTAACGTACTACCTAATATCCGAACTCAATTTTGCATATGACGATACCAGCTACAGAATACCTCTTGTTGCTTAATAATCGACGACATATGTTTAATTGATGTTCTCATTGTTTTATAATTATTACAATAATACGAAAAGTTTCGTATTTGTCAAATATTTTTTTTTGGTACCCCAAGTCGGACTCGAACCGACACGTCTTACGACACAAGTTCCTAAAACTTGAGTGTCTACCATTCCACCATCGGGGCAAATATCATTATCGCTTCAGCCACATCGGGAAAGACGCCCCTCCCGTGTTGTTTAAGTGTATAAATTGCGTCGTATCTCACTAAGGTACGATAATGATTTTGTAGTCCCAGTAGGATTCGAACCTACGACCTACGGTTTAGAAAACCGTTGCTCTATCCATCTGAGCTATGAGACCATATTTGTACCTGAGGCGGGACTTGAACCCGCACGGACGTTTATGTCCACTAGATTTTAAGTCTAGCGTGGCTACCGTTACACCACCCAGGCGACTTTGGTTTCTTTCTTAATACAAATTTAGGAAATAAAATTAAAGATTACAACTTATATTGAAAAGTTAACCTCAAACAAAGTATTTGATTCACTTTCTTCTGTGTTGTAAGTATGGTCTAAATCAACGGTTGAATTGTTGAAATTAAAGATGAATCGTCCGTCAGAACCTTCGTTGATTTCCCAACCACCGAAATGACTTTCAAGTTGACTATAACACCAATTTTCAATTGATGCAGGAACCGCATCCAAGACTTCGTCAAATGAACTTTCAATATAACCAGAATCTCCACCGCCATTGTAACTTAAAGTTAAAATACCATCACTTGGGACCTCAACATCTTGCATGTCTTCTTCCATCCACTTATCAAATCTTTCTTTATCTTCATCAGAATCATATTCAACTGAGCTACCATCTCCTCTACCATAATATGAATAATTGTGACTTACTGTAAGTTCTTTTCGGGTACAATCAATTTCAATCTCAATTCTTTGATAACTCATTGAGTCAATATCAGGATAATCATATAAATCCTCATCAATAACATGATTCATTACTTTTTTAAGAATTGGTAGTAATCCTTCAGGTAGTTCTGCTCTATAGTTATTATCAAAATGTTGAATGTATTTCCAATCAATATTTTCATGTGATAAGTCATATTGGTCTGAATCCATTTCAACACCAATTAGACCTTCTGTCATACCTAATGACGCAAGATAGTTACAAGTTCTGTTTAAGTATTTTTTTTCTTCTGAAGTTAAAATTTCTATCATAACAATAAATATCAATCTTCTATTTTAAGTGTCCTCAACATCCATTGAGGTCGTTTATTTTCTAAAATATTGTTCATCCATTCTTTTGCCGATGGTAAATAATTGTTACAATCTTCTTTTACGTGTTGTTCTCCAACATAACGAGTGTAAACAATTTTTCCATCACTATTAATGAATTCTGGCCCAAACTTTTTTTCCATTTCAAAAATACCCTCACTATGATGTCTGAACATTCTATGCAAAGAATCTCCCATCCAACTTTTGGTTTCATCTAACCACTCGTGTAAATGAATGTAGTCTTCAGGTTTCCCACCAAACTTTTTTGCGGAACTTTTTGCGTGTATATTAGGATGTGCCATATTTTATTTATTTATTTGTGGAGAAGGAGGGACTCGAACCCACGACTTCTTGAATGCAAATCAAGCGCTCTAGCCAACTGAGCTACATCCCCATTGTTTACTATACGATTTTTGTATTAGATAATATATAAACCATTCCAACAACCCACGCAATAAATACAAGAATAACTATCACATCTTTTCCCGAAATTTCTTTTAGTTTTTTCATACAATTTTTGTTTATTTTAAAATTAAAAATGAGCCTCCTGTCGGATTCGAACCAACGACCTACTGATTACAAATCAGTTGCTCTAGCCAGCTGAGCTAAGGAGGCTTTTTGCGGTCTCAACGGGATTCGAACCCGTATCTCGCACCGTGACAGGGTGGAATTGTAACCATTCAACCATGAGACCAAAATTGTCAGTCTTTCCTGACCGTCACCCCTAACCCACAGGTATTAACCCGTATCGTAGTTTAGCTTGGTTGGCTCCCCATCCTGAGATTGCGGATAAGTAGATTTTAACGGTTTAGTTTTCTTAAAAACAAACGCATTAGTGTCTTACCACATGAAAATATAAATCAGCATTACTGGGAGGAAACATGCCAGTATCCTTTATTCCCATGACCCCCTCCTCTAAAGTCGTGGTGGGCGACAACTACACCATTTTAAAGCAAAGGTGTCAAATCTTATGAGTATCTCTTACTCAGTGAGACGATAGTCGGTTTCGAACCAACTTTATTCCAATTTATTTTATATCGTCTTTTTTATAGTTCTACCTAATTCCCATTCAGGATACAAATATAAGTCAATTTTTTTAATTTTTTTAGTTTCTTTTCCATTTGTTATCCAACAAGTACCAAATTGTGAATTTTTTTCACCTTTTTGATGTATTGCATTTTTTTCACCAATTATTTTTTTTGTTTCATCTTTGTGGGTTTTTCCTCTAAAAGTACCACCAAAATCAAAACCAGAATCAATCTTACTTTGTTTTATTTTTTCAAGTTGTATTTTTCTTTTTTCAGGTGTCACCGTTTTATAATAATTTTTGAAAATCACACTTAAAAAATTATCACCATATCTTTCTTGTAATATTTTATCAGTTGTTTTTCTACCTTTTTTAACACCTTCAGGACTTATAAAACCTCCACCCCCACCATAAACTAAATTTATACATAATTTATCTTCTAATAATGTTTGGTTTACAATTTCTTTCTCTCTTTTTTTTAATAAATCTCTATTTGGTAACATTTCTAAAATCTCAATTTTAAAATTTTCTTTACCATATTTTTTTAAACTTCTTGTTATTCTTTCACCACTACCCATATAACCGTCTTCTAAATTACTGGTTGAGTGCATCCCAATGTAAAATTTTCCATTTATAATATTTGTTGTCTTATAAATGTAATGATATTTGTGTTGTTTTCTTGGCATAAATTCCTTTTCTCAATAAATACCAAGAAAAGGAACAAAAACCGACTCAGAGCGAGTAGCCGTAATCGAAACGGCGTATCCTACTTGGAAGGAAGGCATAATAACCACTATACTATACTCGCATTTTGGGTGGAATCAGACGCGTTATGTCCACCGAGACCTCGTCGTTGACTTTCGTCAGAGCGGACCGAGACACATTTGCGTCCCCTACAGGACTTGAACCTGTGACCTATTGTTTAACAAACAATTGCTCTAAACCAACTGAGCTAAAGAGACATTATGTAGAGTAGGCAAGACTCGAACTTGCACGCACTTACCCCCAAAATAAGGGACCTACCAATTAGTCAACTACTCTATATTTTCCATATTTCAAAGAACACTACAAAGATAATCAAAAAACCTTATAAAACAAAAAACCCCGAACTTTTTATGTTCAGGGTTTTTAAATTTGGCTTTTTATTATTCCATTATTTAAGATCTGAACATAAGCATAGATTACCTAATCCGTCGTTTGCCGGTGTTGGTTCTGTTCTATTAAATGTGTTCAAATTTTTCATAATGTTTTTATAAATATAGTCAAAAACCCTAAAAGTCAATTCTTATAAGTATTTTTTAAATAAATCTTCCAAAATACTTTCATCTTCTTTTGAAAGACGATAATATTTTTCTTTTAACTTTTCCATTTTTTCAAAGAAAAGACTTTCTAAAAACCCAAGATGATTGGGTAGTTTTGCTGCGCTTGGACTAATATGTCCATCCTCAATTAATGCGTCAATAAGTTCATCAATTTCTCGTTTACTACATGCTGATATATAGTCATCTACATCAACATCTACGTATGTGTCAAATTCTGGCATATGTTTATTTATTTAAAAGTGTTAAAATTTTTTCTTTTGCTAATTCGGTAGTGGCTTTATTATATCCTCCAATGTGCCATTCAATTTCTTCATCCATCTCAATATTGCGATAATATTTCCAATCATATATTGTAATTATTTCTTCTTCACCCATTTCTCTAACCCATTCCATTGACACCTTTCCGTCGCCAGATCCTTTATGGGTCATTTCACCTAATATTTCAACTAGTTGATTTGGTGTTGCTTTGAGTGTGGTATCATAAAAACTTGTTAGTTTTGCTAATTTTGTTGTATTGTTTATCATAGTTATTAAAATTGGTAATACAAAGATAATACTTTTTTCTAACTTGCCAACTCCTGGTTCAACTTTTTTTCCAAACCTGAAATAATATATGATGCGGTCATGTAGTTTGTTGCCAAAGGTGTGTTATACACATTACAAATCCTTAACAACATGTTTACATCAACTTGGTGAGGATGAACTTCCAACGGGTCAATAAAGAATACAACCCCTGAGATTTCACCATCGGCAATCATTGACGCAATTTGGGCATCACCACCAAGTGGTCCTGACTTCATACATTGAACATCTAATCCTGCGTGTTCAATATGTTTTCCTGTTGTTCCCGTTGCAATAACATCAACCCTTTTGAAGAATTCCAATCTTTTCATTACAAAGGCAACCATGTCAGCCTTTTTTCCATCGTGTGCAATAACCGCTATTTTCATAAATTATTTTGTCTTATTGTGAATTGGATTCTTACAATTTCCCTTGTGGGTTCCCCATTTATTGTTTCCAAAATCTACCACAATATATTCACATCCTTCTAAAGTGTAAATTTGATAATATCTATCATATGGTTCTGTAGATGTACCAAGTTGTTTAATTTCAACAGGTTGTGATACCGTATTTGGTTCAGGTTTTTTGTTCATATCAAAGTTGCAACCTGATATTATTATTGTTAATAACCCTACCGAAAATTGTTTTATTATTTTTCCGCTGTACATAAATTATTGTTTTATGATATAACCAAAATGCGACATAACTAAAATTAATCCGTAAATAGATAACCCAAATAGTAAGGTTTTAACTGAAACGTCTAAAAGACTTTTTTTCCCCCACATAATACTAAGTAAGAAAAATAAAATTGTTACGATAATGTTAAATATTAGTTGCATAATAGTTTATTTTTATTTGTTTGTGGACCCTGCAGGACTTGAACCTGCGGCCTTCGCGTTATGAGCGCGCCGCTCTGACCATCTGAGCTAAGGGTCCATTAGGATGTTTAGAATTACACCAAATCTCCGTTGATGTTATCCCAATCATCTGTAAGGTTGTACGGTGGTTCGTTTTCTAAACCATCCATTAAGGTTACATCCCACTCTGAGAACTCATCATCAGGTGGTATTGATTGAATAATGTCATCATTCGTGGTTAACATCATTTCAGACGCATTTTGAGGTATTTTGATTGTTGGGTTGTTTTTCATAATCGTATTTTTTTAACACTACAAAGATATACATAAAAATTACAATTCCAAAAAAAAGATTATTTAGTAAACTGTGTGATCAATTTGAACTCTAACACAATTTTGTGGTAATCTATTAATGTGTCTGTAATTGTTAATATAACCCATCATATTACCACTACCAATAGCATTTGCGGAATGAATAACAACATCTACAACTGGTTTACCATCCATCCATTGTTCCACTAACCATTTGGTACAATCCATTCCAGTTTTTTCGGTGATGTTATCATAATTCAATTCATAATTGTGATAAACATTATTATACCATTCTACCATGGCACTATCACCCAAGTCATGATCTAATGAAATCAATTCAATATTCTCTAAACCAATTTCATTAATTTTATCTACAAATTGCTCGTAATTTCTAACAACCACCCAACTTGGGTCCACAGGTGTTCTAACATCATCTAGATATATTTTTTTCATATTATTTATTTTTTACAATTTCTATTAATTTAATTAAACAAGCAAGTTCTGCTTCTTCGTAGGTTTCAAATACAGGACTTTCCCAATCTGCCCAACTAACATACCAAGTATTATCTGTAAACTTTTGTGGGTATATATGAGCGTTATACTTCTCTCTAAAAAATCTAAATGCTTGGGAGTAGGTTGGTGCAAAATAATAGTCTCTAATAACTCCGTTTATAATCTTTTGATTATCCCAAGGTTTTTTATAATAAACAAGACACTGACCTTCTGAGTTTGTTGGTGTTTCATTATACCAATGTGCTAAACAAGGTTCATCAAATCCTAATTCTTTTAAAGCTAACGACTCTTCGTAAGGTACAAATTCTTTATTCATTATTTTTTACTATTTCTATTAATTTAATTAAACAAGCGAGTTCTGCTTCTTCGTATGTATCTAACCCAGGTCGAGATGGATGCCATTTACCATTAATACTATAAACGTAATATCTTTTGTAGTCATATCCTTTTCCTTCTACAACTCCAAATAAATCATACTTCTCTCTAAACCATCTAAATGCTTGTGAGTAAAGTGGTGCTGAAATAGTACCTTCTTCTTCAAAAGATTTACTGTTGTAATTCTTACTTGAACCAAAACTAGTTTTATCGGTAATACCTTGTTCAGGGATAGTAAACCAATTTATTTTGTCTTCAGGAATAACAGTATAATTGGCAAAACAAGGTTCATCAAATCCTAATTCTTTTAAAGCTAATGATGGTTCGTAAGGTACAAATTCTTTATTCATATTATTTATTTTTTACTATTTCAATTAATTTTTTAAGACAAGCAAGTTCTGCTTCTTCGTAAGTTTTTGTCCAACTTCCTAACCAATTACAATTACCACTTAAAGTAGCTTTAAAATTTCCATTAAAATCATGGATATTAGGTAAGTAACCATACTTCTCTCTAAACCATCTAAATGCTTGTTGGTAAAGTGGTGCTTTACAACTTGATGAATCATAAGGTAGTAAATCAATCCAATTTGTTGTTAATTCTAATTCAACACCAAATGCAGAATTTTTACATAAATAATACCCAAAACAAGGTTCATCAAATCCCAATTCTTTTAAATTTAATGATGGTTCGTAAGGTGCGAATTCTCTATTCATATTAGTTAATTTTATAAATGGCTTGTGAGTACGTAATCCAAGACTCTATACCATTAAAAGTTGGTTTAACGACTGTCGTGGTATTAACACCTCCTGATAATAACCATCCATCTTTAAGATGATCATTAACTTCCTTTTCCAATCTAAGAATATATTGTGCTTCAATTACTTTATAGTTATTCATATTCCGTTTTGATTATAGTTTAAAGATGGTGCACGTCCAGGTAAGTTTTCCTTTGGAACATTTAATAATGAATTCCATAACTCAAGTTCATCAATAGCACTATAGTTATTTTGTCTAAATAAGTCTTTCATCCAATCTAATGATTTCAAATCAACATAATAGTCGATAATAATATTGTCTTTTTTCATAGTTAAAATTTTGATCCTCCCTTTTTATTTCCACCATTACCTTCTATTCTTTCCTCGTGGTGGTCTTGAGGTAAAGATAATTTAGTGATAGGTTGCTTATCCATTATTCTGGTTATTTCATTTAATGAATAAGGTATCAAACCATTTCCATCAACTCCAACATCCATAGCTTTACCTTGTGCCAATTTTTTATTTGGAGGTAAATGAACGTGTCCGTGTAAATGTATAACATTATCATTCATGTTGTGCCAACTTGCGATTGGATAATGCATTAATACTAAATCTACTTTACCAGTATGTAATACAGTACCTGGGTAAACAGATACTTGTAACCGTAGATATTGGTTCACTGAACTGAATAAGTCCTGTATATCATCTCTATTATTTTCAATATGATGATCGTGATTACCTAATATCAAGTGGATGTTTTTACAAACAATTCTGTTTCTAAATTCGGCAATATTTTCAAACCCACCAAATGACCAATCACCCAAGTGAAATAAAATATCATTCTCACCAACAACATTGTTGATTGATTCAACAATAGCATCATTCATGTGGTACAATGTTTTAAAATCACGAGTTTGTTTTATAGGTACATTACCGTTAAAATCCTTCCATTTACTTACACCGCGACATATATTAGTATGTCCATAATGAGTATCGGATGTAAACCATAATTTTTGTCCTGTTTCTAATGTTATTTTCATTATTATATCTTTTTAACACCACAAAGATACAAATAAAAATTATAATTCCAAATAAAGATCACTCACCTCTTTGATTTTTTAAAAAAAATAACCTATTATATATTATATTATAAAAATATAACACACATGAATAAAGAATTAATTAAAGGACCATTTTCATATAGTGGTAATAAATTTAGAATATATAACAATTACCTATCAGACGTATTATCAAAGTTTGAGATGGTTCATGAACCATTTATAGGGTCGGGAGTTTGTCTTTACAATTCAAACAAGGGAGGTCAAGGTATTGATATTGATACAAATGTAGTTTCTTTACATAACTCACTTTTAGATGATAATCTTTTGGAAAAAATGGAGGAAACATATAAGAAATACTTCCAAAATGGTAGAAATAAGGAATCTTACATGTCTCTAAGGAATGATTTTAATAAATCATACGTAAAGGTTGGAACCTCCAATGAAAATGTTCATATGTTACATCTATTATTACAACTATCCTTTAATTCTTTATTGAGATTCAGTAAAAATGGTTATAATGTCCCATTTGGAATGAAAGAAGTTGATTTTAAACGAATTGAGGATCACCAAAAAATCGTTAAAACGAAAGACATTCAAATTATATGTGGCAAGTATAGTGATTTGGATTTATCTAAAATAGATAAAAAGAAAGATGTTATTTATTTAGATCCACCATATATCGCATCTAAATTTAAATATGGTGGTTGGGAAAAAAAAGACGAGGAATTACTTTTAGAATATATTGACGAACTAAATAATGATGGATACCAATTTATTCTATCAAACACTTTTTCGCACAGAAATCAAATAAATCAAAACCTAATTGATTGGTCCGTAAAATACAATGTGAAAAATATAAGTATGTCGTATAATTCATGGGCGGCATCAGTATCAACAGTAAAAGTTGAAAAGAATACAAATGAAGTAATTATTTCAAATTTTTGATTTTGCAAAAAAAATAACCTATCATTAAAAAAAAAATAATAAAAATGAACGGAGTATTAGTACTGAATTATGATTTTACCCCATTGAATATAACTTCAACAAGGAGGGGGTTTGTACTTGTAGATAAAGGTAAGGCTGAGATTATAAAATCTGATGAATGCCCTATTACAGCAGGTTATAACACCTATGTTAGACCTTTAATTATAAGACTATTAAGTTACATTAAGTATAACACAAGGAATATTAGAGTTAATAGAACAAGAATTTATAAAAGAGACAATCACGAATGCGTATATTGCGGTTCAAAAAAACAATTAACTTTGGACCATGTTATACCTAAATCAAGAGGCGGACGCAATGAATGGACCAATTTAGTTACATGTTGTTTTAAATGTAATCTTAAAAAGGGGGATAAAACTCCTGAAGAAGCAAAAATGATAATGAAGGTAAAACCATACGTCCCATCATTATTAAATGAAAATGGATTATTAAATAAAGTGTGGAATGATTACCAACAATCCTTTGTTTATTAAAAAAAATTACTAAAATTATAAAAAAGAAAAATTAAAAAATGGAAAATTACACAAACCCAGAACAAGCAGGGCAAGAACAAAACCCTCAAGATTTACTAAACGCATCAATGTTGTTCGCAAGAGCATTAGGTCTTATCTTCAAAGAAGACGAAGGTATTGTTGTTGATGTTAATGGAGATGTTAAGTTGGGAGACGATGTTAAAAAAGTAATCGTATTCAGACAAAATAACCAAATCCACATTTTTAAATGTGATGAAGATGTTGAAGAAGGTATGGCGGTTAATTTAGGCCCAAACCCTGAAGAAACTCAAGAACCTGAAATCGAATAAAATATTTGTATTACTCAATATTTCCCTTATATTTGTATAAAAAAATAAAAATAACATGAATTACGGACAAGAATTTCAATCGTATTACACAAAACATTTAGGTAAACCATCATCACACTTGGATTACTTTACACAACAAATCGAATCTTCAATGACTCCATATATTTTGGAAGAAAGAGAGATGAGAGTAACTCAAATGGATATTTTTTCGAGGTTGCTTCGTGACCGTATATTGTGGGCCGCAGGACCTGTAAATGATAAAATGTCCACTGTTGTTCAAGCACAGCTTATGTTTTTGGATAATACAGATAAGTTAGACATTACACTTCATTTGGATAGTGGTGGTGGGAGTATAAAATCGGGATTAAGTATGATTGATGTAATGAATTACATTACATGCGATGTTAGAACAGTTAATGTTGGTATGTGTGCATCTATGGGAGCTGTATTGTTAGGCGCAGGAACAAAAGGTAAGAGAAGCTCACTTAACTTTTCAAGAACTATGATACACCAATCATCGTCAGGGTTTCAAGGTACTTACGCAGATGCAAAAGTAAATTTTGAAGAATGGACTAAAATTAACGATACCATCTTTAATTTACTTGGAGAATATTGTGGAAAGTCATCAGATCAAATAAAAATTGACGCTGACAGAGATTTATGGTTCTCGTCACAAGAAACTCTTGATTACGGATTAATTGATGAGATTGTAACAAAAAAGAAGGGTAATTAGCCCCTCTTATTTTGAGATTTTAGAACACCCCCCTTTGTTTTAGTTCTCATTTATATTCAAGAGTCTTCACTCTTTGAATTTCCTTTTACCCGTGGTTAACTAACTGCGGGTTTTGTATTATCTACAGAATTCCCTTTTACTTTTTCAACAACTTTTTCGGCATTATCACTAAATTTACCAAGTATACTACAAACAGTATTCTCAAGACCTTTTTCAATACCTGAAATAAATTCAGTCCCTGTTAAAACGTCGCCCATGGTATTTCTAATAAATACATAACCTGAACCAGTCAAACCTTTACTTCTCATTACTTGCATTGCAATTGCTTCAGCAACTCCTTGTGCAATTAATTTTGTCATTAATTTACAATCATTAAAAGATTTTATAACATCTGATGGTCTTGATGTTAAATACGATGTTAAAAAATCAGTAAAAAATCCTTCACCAAATAATGGTGTTAGTATTTTACTAAACATTGGTTCAAAAATTGTTTGAGTTAAATTACCAAACCATCCACCAAATAATGATTGCATTAATGAACCTAAATTTTGTTCATTAATTAATTTTGTTTCTTGTAAATAAGAAAGTTCTTGAATAAATTTTGAACTTATTCTAAGTTGTTTTTTTTCTGATAAAGATTTAAACTCTTTATCACTATTAACACCTTCAAGTATTATCGAAAGTCTATTTTTAATTAAAGTTTCCTCAATTAAAAGTTTTTCCTTTCTTTCTTTAGTCTCAATTAAAGACTTTCTTACCTTTTTTTCTAACATAAGTATATTAGTTTAATCTCCATTTAGCGTCTTCACCTCTTCTTGACGGTCCTTGACCTACAACTAAGCCACTTAAAATATCAATTTTATTTTTTTGACCTGAGAATATTCCCCATTTATTTTTTCTATTTTTGGTAGGATTTGGTGAATATAATGACTTACATCTTTGAACTTTACGTTTTACAATATCAAAATCAGGAATATCTGTATCATCTTGGTATCCTGCAAAGAATTGGTCAACAAATGCCTTACACTCATCTAATGATATTCTTTGATTTTCAATTGTTGTCTTTAAGTCTTTACTCTCACCTGAAATGTCTTTTATATCATCAACTGAAAAAAACATTTTTAAACCTGTTGTTTCCCATCCTGTAACTTCTCTACTTCCAGGTATTTCAATTTGTCTATAAAGTCGTGACGCTTGTTCTTCAGGTGTTAATTTAAGTTTACCTTTCTTTCCTTCCCATTTAGTAATAAATGCCTTTTGTTCTGCGGACATTCCTTGTTGTTGTCCACCCATCACCGCACCAGTTTTTGGTTTGTAAAGTGTAATTACTTGACCTGTCTTAGTTTTAAATTTTTCTGTTGTATATTTTCCTTGGTCTGCTTCTAATTGACTATAACCTTTACCAGGTAATTCACTATATTCCATCCAACCTTCTTTATTTTTCTTCTCTTGTAAAACATCATCACTTAATTTTTGAGTTGTATTAGTTGCCGCAATCGCAGCTGTATTACATGCCCATTTATTTGGTAATATTTGAAATTTACCTGTTTCATCAGCCATACCAACAGTATTGTCAATAAAAAAGTATCTAAATTTACCAGGTGTTTTTGTACTTTCTTGTTTAATTGCAGATTTACCTGATCTCATCTTAACAACATTACCATTCTTAACACAACCATTATCAATAAATCCCTGTAATTGGTCTTCTATTGATTTTGGTACGTCTGGAGTTGGTGCTTTAGGTGCTGCAGGGGTTTCAGGTGTTGCAGGTGGTTTGGGGTCACCACTACCTGCTAATTGTTCTTTAATCAATGCTTTATGCATTGAAAGTATTCGACTTTTTTCACCTTCTTGTAAGTTAAATTTATTCATTTTTTTAATTTTTAAAAATCCTGTTTAGTCCCATCTATAGTGATTATTTCACCATCAACTTCAGGAGTTGTTCCTGTTGCTGGTGTTCCTGCTGCTGGTGTTCCTGCTGCTGGTGTTCCTGCTGCTGAATTACCACATACTGCAACAATTGTTTCAGTTGTAATTGTTGTCCCATCTTGACCTTTACCTTCTAAAGCCTTTTGTGTTATAGGACCAAAATTACCTGTTTGATATTTTATTGGCATTCTTAAACAAGCTTGAACTTTTTTAATGGTTTCATTTTTACAAAATTGTTTAATTGGTAATGTATCAGGGCATGAAGTGTATTTACTACCACCTGAATTATCTGTTCCTCCACTTATTTTTGAGTTGTCTGTGTCTTTTTGATCACTTAACCCTTGGAAGGTTGCTATTCCACGACTTTGTGAATTCACTGATTTTCCTAAAGTAATTCCAAAAGATGATAAGTGAGTTTTTAAATCGTTCCACTCAGTCGGATCCGTATTAGGTCTTATTGCCCTATATACATCTTCACCAAAATCTTTTCCTGTAATTGTTTTATATTTGTTTAAAAAGTTTTGGAATGACGACTTATTATTATATTTTTTGATAATATCTACAATTTTTTGCTCATTTGAATTAAATTCGTCTAATTCTCTCTGAATTTCTCCAACATCGGCATCAGTATTATCTTGTTCTTTAATTATTCCTTTATTTTCATTTAATGTTTTTGAAGTATCATACTTCATCATTAATTTTACCCTCTCTAATGATTCTTGCGGGCTATAATTGGGTTGTACCATAATCTTTTTTTATTATAAATATATCGTTATTACCAAATTTGGTTTGCGGAACCTCTGGTTAATCCTGTATTCCATTTTTCTCCACCTTTACCTAACATATTAGCTTTACCTCTTTTTGTTTGATACGAATCTGACCATTTAGGTACACTTCCTCCACCTCCTGATGATGGTGATGATGGTGCTGCTGCGGCCGCTTCTTGTTCTCCCATTTCTTTTTTAGAATCCTTACTTGAATACTTGTTGAAAAAATCTATTAAAAAATCTACGTCTAAATTCATAGTAATAAATATTTTTATTATTAGAAAAGATTTAGTATATTTGTTCCATGGGAAAATTATATCTTATATTAGTTTTATTTTTACTTACATCTTGTGAAAAGTTTGTATTAGAAACAAGTGATGTAACTTTAAGTGGTAAATATGTCGTGTCAAAATTGAACATTACCAACGTTGACCAAAATCAAACAAGGGACTCATTATACACAATTGGTGATGTATATGTTAATCCTATATTACCTGACCCAATAGATTCAATATTTATTAATCGTTTCTACCTTCATTTTGATTATTCAACTGTTAGAATGAATCAGTTAGGTGTTAATCCTACAGGTAGAGACCTTTGGCAATACGGTTCATCACCAAATGAAATATTCTACAGAATATTATCTAACAATTCTTATAATAGCGGATTTTTACAATTTGATTATGTTACTTTAGATGGTTCCGCAAGAACATTAACTTTTTTAATTGAGGATGATGGTTTTGAATCCCTCCAATTAAGAAGTGCAGGATCTTGGTTTAAAGGTGTTTTTGGTGAAAAACAAGTTATGACTTTGTATTTAACCAGAGTTGGTCCTTAATATAATTCAGGTTTTGGTAATGATTTTGGATTTATCTCGTAATATTCATTTAAAAACGAAATAAGTTCATCTTCATCCAATTCAATTTTTGAAGATTCTTCAAACAAATCTTCTTCTTCGTCAAATTCATCGTCATAAAATCCGAAATCTTCGGTTTCAAGAATAAATCCGTACTCTTCAGCTATTGAATAATCAATATTATCTGTTCTAAGAACATCATCTTCATCATTAATAGTTCTAAATGATACTTCCAAAATGTTTGATTCCACATTTAAAAAATATGAAACAATTTCTTTAATTTCCATAATGTTTAATTTACTAACAAATATCAGGAAAATGAGTAAAAACAAAAATGACACAAAAAAAAACCCTAATTTTGTTAGGGTTTTATTTTTAATTATATTTTTTTATTCTATTAAACATTTCAATAATCTTGTTTTTTTGATTGATTAATGATTCTTTAAGGTCTTCATCAACTTCTTCAAACTCATCCTCTTCATCTAACTCACTTTCGTATGAAAATTCTTGATAAGGTCCACCTTTACCAGGCCCATCGCTATCAAAATCATATGCTTTTTTCATGGCACCATAGATTCCTTGTGCTCCTGAGATATCTGGTTGTTCGTCTAATTCTCCCTCATCGTCATCCCATGCAGACTCCATTGTTTCGTAATCTTTTTCTGGGTCATATCCATACATATCATCTTCAAAAACAGGATAACCACTATTTGGACCTCCTGATTCAAAATCAAATGCCGGTGTTTCTGATTCTTCATCTTCATCCTCAACATCAAGGTTGTCAGATGATTTTTGAAATTGGTCTGGACCATCAGATTCAAAATCATAACCTGGGTCAATATTACTTAAATCCATGTCAGGAGCGTTTCCACCACCAGTAAATCCTTGTTCGTAAAGTTCCTCATCTTCATCATCTAAATTATTAATGAAATCTTCAACACCTCTTTTACCTAATGAGTATCCTGTGTCACCACCTTTAAATCCGTACATATTTTTACCATCGTGATATTCACGCTCATCACCGAATTCAACATCATCTTGATGTGAAGGTGATTTATATCTGTATTTTTTTCCTTTTACTAAATCTTTGATATCAATCTCATCCATTTCACCATCAGTAACTTCAGATGCGTTCATATCTTCATATCCGTCATCTTCATTATCTGGGTCATCCATACCGTCTTCTGTGTAAGAAGATTCATAATCCATAAAATCATCATCATCATCACCATAATATGGGTCATACATACTTCGGTCTTTATAATCGTAACTATCTTGTTCTTTATAAAGATTTTTGTGCATTCCCTCAAATGTTCCGTAATCATTCCCGCCACCTTCAACGTAATCGTAATCACCTTTTTTAAGGTTTAAATCTCTTACTTTATAAATGTCATCTAAATGACCAGTTTCTTCTTCCATTTTTCCTGAACCACATTGCTCGCAAACATCTTCTTTCATGGTACCACCACATTGTTCGCACATATTACCTTCTTCAAGGTATGATTCTTCCATATGACCGTAATTACATTCGGTACACATACCATCCATAATCATTGCTCCGCAATCATCACAAACTTCTTTGGTCTCAACTTGTTCGTTGATTCCCATATTGGTGTATTTTTTAACTTCACCTTTATTATTAACAACTAAACCTTCTTTATCACCAGCAAAGTCATATACTGTTAATGGCTGTGTGTTAGACACCTGTGGTTGCATTGTTTGGTAACCATTGTATACACTCTTGTGTTGGTCTAAAATATCTGACTTTTCAGCTGCAGATAATTGACCTAATCCAAAATATCCTCTCATAATTTTTTTATTTATAAATACCTACAAAAACTCAATTTTTGTTTGACTATCATAAAACTTAGATTTATAATTATATCAAACATGGAGAGTTCTCATTTTTTTGATAGTATCTTGGTACTTTACTTTCGCCGAACTTTGGACTCTTCTGTTTTTTCTTATCACTTTAAAAATATAAAATGAATATTGAAGATTACGACATTGATGAAATAGCTGAAGGAGCCATCAAACTTGATGGATTAGATGAAGCAATACTTGGAGTTGTTGAAGAATTTGGTAATGGACCAAGAATTTTATATTCAAAACATAAAATTTTAACTATTTTATGTGAACGAGACGGAATGACATGGTCTGAATCCGAAGAGTTTTATGACTACAATATTTTGGGTCTTTATGCTGGTGAACAAAATCCAATTTTTTTAATTACAGAATAATTCGTACCTTTGGCGTATGAATATATTTTTCCTCGATTATGATGTAAAAAAGTGTGCTCAATATCATGTTGATAAACATGTTGTTAAAATGATATTGGAAACTGCACAACTTTTATGCGGTGTTCATCATGTAACCGCACATGATACCGCACATGATACCGCACATGATACCGCACATGTACCGTACAAGTTATCACACAAAAACCATCCATGTTCTATTTGGGCTCGTGAGAGTTTATCCAACTATCTTTATTTATGTGAATTAGGTTTGGAGTTGTGTAATGAATATACCTACCGATACGGTAAACGACATAAATCTCAAGATGTTATTGAATGGTGTTTGGTTAATAAACCAAACATACCTGATATTGGTTTTACTGAACCGGCAAAGGCAATGCCTGACGAATTTAAAGTAAAATCAATTGTTCAATCATATAGGAATTATTATATGGGAGCAAAATCAGGATTTGCTGTTTGGAAAGGTAGAGAAAAACCTTTGTGGTTTGAGGAAAAAGTGTTAGATTTGTGTTATGAATAAGAAACCTTGTAAAGAGTGTCCTTGGGTTATTAAAAATAACCATAATAATACGATTATTAATTTCTCAAAAAAAACAAACAAATCTCACAATTGTCATATGACTGAAGGTGGTGGGACAAATCTTTGGGATGTTAAAGAAAAAACAAAGTGTCAGGGTAGAAAAGAATATGAAAAATTATTTGTCTAATTAAAATAAAAGACCTATATTTTTCAGGAATTAAACGAATAATATGAAAAAATTAATCTTATTGAGAGGATTACCAGGATCAGGAAAATCAACATTTGCCAAATCAATATCAAATGAATCAACAGGACATATTGAATCGGATATGTTTTTCGTAAAAGATGGTGAATATAAATTTGATGGTTCAAAAATAAAAGATGCCCATAACTGGTGTCAGGATGTTGTTGAACATTGGATGAATTTTAACGACTTTGAAACAATTATTGTATCAAACACATTCACCCAAGAATGGGAAATGAAACCATATATGGATATGGCGAAAGAGTGGGAATATCAGGTTTTCAGTATTATTGTGGAAAACCGACATGGTGGAGTGAATCAACACGGAGTACCAGATGAAAAACTCCAACAAATGAATGATAGATTCGAAATAAAAATAAAATAAAAAACATATGCAAACACTTACATTCAACACAACAACAAAACAAGTTCAACTATTAGATGGACCAAGAGGATCTTCAACCGTATTAGAAACTTTTGATAACGTATCAACAGTCAAAGTTAATGTAGCCCATTATGAAATCATGCAAAAAATGGATGAAAATGCTATTTCAGCAATTCCTGTCATGAGGGTTCCTATTTCAAACACAAACATGTTAATCATTAAGTAAAAAATGTAAAAAAATCCTCATCTTAATCGGTGGGGATTTTTTTATTTCAAAAAAATTACTATCTTTGTGTTATGAATGAATTTTTACTAACATTGAATCAGTATTATGAGGATGGTTTGTTATATAAACAAACACATCCGACATTACCATTAACCATATGGAATTATACTCCTAATACGCAATATTCTAACCTTTGGGATGATATAACCACCCAATGTCGTGGATTGGTAACAGATAATGATGGTAATGTGGTTGCAAGACCATTTAAAAAATTCTTTAATATCGAGGAGGATAAACACACTCCAACTACAGAGTTTGAGGTTCATGAGAAAATGGATGGTTCTTTGGGGGTACTATTCAACTACGAAGGTGAATGGATACTTTCAACTCGCGGTTCATTTACATCAGAACAATCTATAAAAGGTCGTAAATTACTTGAAAAATATGACTATAATAAATTACATCCTGGCTACACTTATCTCTTTGAGATAATTTATTCTGAGAACAGAATAGTGTGTAGATACGATTTTGAGGATTTGATTTTACTTGGAATGATACACACCAAAAGTGGTTATGAGGTTAATATACATTCAGATAATAGTGATGATATTAGGTTCAAAAATCTATTGAATAACATTGGTATAAATATCGTTAAAAGATATGATGGAATTAAAGATTATACATCATTGAAATCTTTAGTCGATAATAATGCCGAAGGATTTGTTGTTCGTTTCTCAAATGGAGACCGAATGAAAATCAAAGGTGAAGAATACATACGTCTCCATAGAATAATGACAAACATATCCACAACTGGTATATGGGAAATGTTGTTAAATGGTGATAATGTAAATGAATTATTAAAAGATGTTCCTGATGAATTTTATCAAAAAATAAAGAATTATGCGAATGAATTAAAGTATGCTCACTATCAAATCTCGGAACAATGTGGTAAATCTCACTATTATTTCCGTTATGGAAAATATACTGATAGAGAAGTGGAACCAACAAAGAAAGAGTATGCGGAGCATGTAATGAAACACTCACATCCAAACCTTCGTAGTGTTATGTTTGCAATGTGGGATGGAAAACCATACGACAAAATAATATGGAATATACTTAAACCTGAATTTAAAAAACTTTAACCATGGAAAAGAAACTACAAGAAATCTATGAAAAGAACATAAGTAACAACTTTATGTTAGATAAAGATGGTGTGATAAAATCTATGGAAGAGTCGTATGAATTGGGGTGTAAAGAAGTATTAGATTGGTTATCAAAGATGGACTATTTATCCGATAACATAACTTACATTATTGAGGAATGGAATAATATAAAGAAAAAATCATGACAAACGAAGAATTAGTAGAAGAAACATTAATTGAAGCTCATAAATTGGGATTAACAATTAAAGTATTTGAAATAGTTAACTCTTTATCCAAAGAACATAATGGTAGTCGAGCTGACATATATGATATAGCATTAAAAATTGCAAAAAATAATGAAAAATTGGTTTATAGCACAGAATAGTTTCATATCTTTTAAAGGTAGAATTTGGTTTATACCTTGTATTAGTATTTGGTATGATAAACACACTTTCTTAGAGACAGGTGTAACAACACCAGCATTTGGTTTACAATTTGCTTGGTTGAGATGGACCTACGGATTTATGATACAAAAAGAATATTAATTATGGAATTATGAACTTTAAAACAAGGAAATTAATAAAATATGAAGACCTCAATTCAGGTGGGTCTTTGTTTGGCGGACAATTATTAAAATGGATTGACGAAGAAGCATCAATCTATACCATGTGTCAGTTAGAAACAAATAAAATTGTTACCAAATTGGTATCGGAAATTAACTTTATGAAACCAGCATATCTTAACGATATTATTGAAATTGGTGTTGATGTGGTTTCATTTGGTAGAACTTCGGTTATTTTAGAGGTTGTCGCCAGAATAAAAGATACCAAAAATGAAATATTAAAAATAGATAAAATGGTATTTGTTAGTATTGATGAAAATGGTCAACCAGTTCCTCATGGAAAAACAATAAAAAAAATATGAAATTTAGAATAGTGGAAATAATTCATTGTGTTAATGAATTAAAAAATGATAACGGGAGATCTGAAGTTGAATATATTATCCAAAAAAAGAATTTTTGGGGTGAATGGATTGAGATTGTTCAGAAAGAGGTAGAATCTAAAAGAATATCACATAAAACATACTCAGATGCTGAATCATATTTGATGTCAGAGTATATGGGACATGGAATGTGTGAACATATAGGGAATGAATATGAATATACACCATACACTTATTATGTATAAAACGAGAATACGGAGGTAACAAATGATTAAACCAGAACAAACAATAGTAACAATATCACATTATGGTAGAAAGTTCACAGCAGAATTATCATGCGATGTGAGTTTAGGAGAACTTTGTGATGCTTTAAAAGGCTTATTAAAAGCGGCAGGGTATGCAGATGCAACAGTTAACGAACATATTAAAGGTGAATATGACGAGGTTTTTACACCATATGTATCTGATGACTTTCAAATTGGTCCTGATGGTGCTTATGAATATACTGACGAGGAGTTGTAAGAATTTTCAGATTGGGACGCCACACTTAACGATGGATTAGAAAATGAATAAAGAAACAATCGTTTTAATGTTGTTTATCATTTGTTATGTGTATGTAAATTAATTTTTATACCTTTGAAAAAAAAATATTATGACAACAAGAGAAATTTATTTTAAGAACTTAGTTTTTT